GCCCGGAACGCGATAGTAGAACTTACCAGTTGCATCCGCGGTATTCTGGATCGTCATCACGCCCTGTGTCAAATAGGCGGTGTAACCCGACGGAACGGTGTAAACTCCCATGATTGTTTGCCCAACACCGGCGTTGATCTGAGCTACGGTCGTACCTCCACGCGTTATCGTAACATTGCCTACGTTCTCCGAGAGGCCGTTCATGCGAGCAGAGTAGATACGCGCGAAACTATTCGTTGTCGTGTTTCCGCTGGCGGCTGTGAGGCTAACCGTTTCGGTTATTTCGTTGAACAAGACATCCAAACCGCTGATGATGACGTTCTTGTCAGCGTCTTCTGTGCTCGCTCGGGAGATAGACAATGTTCCGGGAGTATCGAAAGCCGACCACGGGTATAACGTATCGTTTACATCCCACAGGCTTCCGCTTTGGTTATTCGACATGTTCGGCACTTCACCAAGGACATGGCGGAAAGAATGTCCCGGTATCTGACCCCGAGCCACCTGAAGCTCAAACGGCTCCGACGTCCCAACTTGGGATATGGAGCGAATGTCGTAGCTCACTTCGACCCCACTTTCGCAATCAGTGCTTTTATGTCGTCGCGTATCTCGGCCAGCATTGCGTTGGTGTCCTCACGCGCCGCTTTCGCAAGGTCCATATCCTCTTTGCGTTGGTTCCAGAGCCGCTTAATTTCTTTCGTGTTCTCCACGCTCCGCGCCTCCAGTCGAATGAGCCAGACCAAGAAGCCAACAGAGCCGACAAGAATGGGCCAGAATTTAAGGATGTTCTCGGTCATAGGACGCCTCTAGTCGCTCAAGTGTATATCGCGCTCGCTCGACCTCAGCCGCCCACGCATCCGCGATGTGGTTTTCTTCCCAAAAGAAGATTAAATTGATTGCCTGACCGATACGTTGCCAAAAGACACTATCCTGCGCATCTATATAGGCCCGCGCAGACAAAGTCTGCGCGGTGCTGCCGCCGAAAAAGATTGCGTTGAGCATTCGAGAAAACAGATTTAGCAGATCGTATGCCAACCTGTACGGAATGTACGCAATTCTAGCCATTGGTAAGCCTAGCTGTAGAACACCGTCAGACCGTCGACATTTGTAGCAACAGAAACAAACGGATCATCAGATGATAGAATACCATCTGAAGGAATGTTGACCGAATGCGTGTCGCTTGGTGTGAAGTCGAGATCAATTAGAGTAGCGCCACCATCGCTGTCTGTTATGGTGACACGGCCAGCGGTTGTAGCTCCAATTTTTACTTGAAGCTGACGAATACGAGCGCGACCGATACCGATCGCACCAGTTCCCGTAACTCGCTTGGTCTTAATGTCAGACCCTGCCATTACTCAACTTCCTTCTTCTTTTTCGTGGTCTTCTTAGGTTCTGGCTTACGTGCAGCCAACTCCTCCTCAGACGCAGGTTCCCATTTAATTGTCATGGTTCACCTCACGAATCAGAAATGGTTGCGCCAGTGTCGGACCGCTTCCAGTTGGTGCCATCAGAGAAAGCAAGGATCGCGCTACCAGCCGCACCGTCAGATACGTAGATCAACGTACCAGCGCCAGCTGTCGCAGCGGATGGGGCACCAGCCACATCGTATGTCGGAAGTTTGATTGCACCGGTCACATCGCCGGTCACATCGCCGGTTACATCGCCGGCGAAACCGTTAGTCGATACGACTGGGCCGGAAAAAGTGCTCGTTCCCATGAGAATCTCCTGTCTTGGGTCATGTCAGACGCACCATGCGACTGTCAGGGATGGGTGGAGCGTAGCGTATTATGAGTCCCATTGCCACCTCTTCTTCCCGCAGTCATAAATGCGGCCTGCACCCATCAGATACGTCATTTCGGTTTCTGTCCGGGGATCAGCGCTCGGATCAAACGCCTCTGACAAACCGTGGTCTTTCAGACGAGCCTGTATGTTTCGGCGTTGGTAATGCGGCTTGGGTCGCAGTCCGATCTTTGGGCTCCACACTTGGTAATCAGGCCCAACAGTCTCCGCGAGATCAAAGCCGAGTTGTTCGTACATATTGCCGCTAAAGAGGCGATTGTCCGAGAACGACTTGACTGACTCTGGTTGATGCTCTTTGACGAACGCTTTGAACAATCGGCTCGCCGCCCCCGCAATGGACAACCGCGTAGCGTATCTGCTCAACGTCCATTGGCGATCCTTAGCTGCGCGACCCCTATCATTCCCGCCCAGCGTGAAGCGCATACAAGCAACCAGAGCCCCTTTCCAGTACAACCCGTAGTGTTCGCCATACCCAGAACCACCTTGCGGGTGATACTTATCGTAGAACACCTTGGCGTCTGCGTGAGATACCTTTTGCAAGTCGCACTTCCGCGCCATCAACTTGCCGCGAAGGTTACCCGTAGCAGCGCGGAGAAGGCGACGTATAGTCTGTGGGCGCTCCAACCACTCCGTCTCATAGATTGTGATCAGCCGGATACCCTTGGCAGCGCACAGGCGATGTTTCTCCGCGTGGCGGCGCCTGTTCTTACGCTCATCCTCCCAAGTCTTGTGCGTGTGCCAGTACATGCCGCAATACTCAATCGCGAGGTTATGCTCCGGCAGGTAGATGTCCAACTCTTTCGGCGCAATAATGCTCCGGTCGCGCTGCACCACAGGCGTGAACAAAGACAGGAAGTCAGCAATCTCCTGTTCGGGTTTGGATTTCATGTGGTTGCAACGTGGGCATGGGTTTTCACCAGCCATAATCCCCCGAGGATTGGCGTGAAAAACTACATCATGCTCACCACAACGAACCGCGACAGGCACATTACTGTTTACGTATTCGCTGTTCGCGAAATCGAACATTGGAAGCGCAGACTTAGCCCGCTCAATAAATTCCGTTGTGGTTAGACGTTGAGAAGCACCTCGAACGTCCTCGTGATAGCATGAGGGGCACCCTGACCCTGTCCAATGATATTCTGGTTTTTGGAAGAACGAACCATGTCGAGGGCATATTATCTCAACTTCTTTTTGCTGCCCGCCGTATTTAACTCGAGAATAATCGTATTTTGAACCATGTGTCTCTTTAAATCTTAAAAGCACTTTATTCTGTGTCAAACGGGGTTTTCGAGACAGCCCTTCCCGATAGCAGTGGACGCACCCGCGACCTTGCATGATGTACTTTGCAGCCATCATGTGCCAGCCATGCGTGGGACATTTAAATTCTGTTGGGTGATTCATACCCCTGTATACAGATCGACTCAGGTCAAAAGGACCCTTGTAGGTCTGCACAAATGCTTTCCAACGCATTTCTGCCTTTTTGAAAGCGGGGCTGTTTTGCTTGTTGATTTGCATGTGATCTCCCAATTAAACAAACCACTTGTTTGTTTAATAAACGAAACACGCGCTATGTGCAAGCAAAGAAAAACCCCCGCCGAGGCGGGGGTTTAACCAGACCTAAGTCTTTGTTTTTACTTACGCAGCGCCGGGGCTGCCGAAAACACAACGTGGGTCACTAAAGCCAAAGGAGTATCTTTCCCGTGCTTTGTAACGCATGTTTCCGGTGTCGAAATCGCCCTCCATACCAGTCGACAGACCAACACGTTCAAAGTGGAGGAATCCACGAGGCGCGTCCGTCTTAATGAACCATGCGTCAGGGTCAGTGAAGAAGTCATTCACTGCGTACCCTTCAGGCAGCATGCCCATCGAACGGAGAGCGTTCACGTCGTTGTCTGCGGTGCCAACACGAAGGTTGGAGACCATCAGACGCTCAGCAACAAACTGCAGCTGACGCGGGATCATAAGCTTCGTACCGCGAAGCGCGATCTTCAGCCCACGCTCGTCCACGAAACCAGCGATCGAAATCAGAGCGTCTTCCAACGAAGTCTCGTTGAGGTCAGCTGCTGTGCTCGGCTCGTTGGAGAACGTAGCGCCACTTGCCAGCGGGTGGTCAGTTGCACACAGCGCTTTGCCGTCACCACCAGCAAACGCGCCACCGGTGAACGCGTTGTTCAGGATGGACGCCGCCTTGACCTGCTTGGTGTGCGCCATCGAACGCGCGAGAGCGCGGGTGTAGCGGCTTGCCAAACGGTCGTAGAGATTGTCTTCCACGGCTTCCTCGGTCAGAGAAAACGCGAGAGCAACAGTCTCGTGGTTGTAACGAGCGGTGTATGCTTCACCTGCTTCGTCGAAGGAGATCGCCGAGCCTTCCGACTTAGTCGGAGCCGAACCAAAGCCCGAGAGCATCACTTCTTCTTCGAACGCGCGGTCCGAGGATTCAGTGGTGTAGATCTCGGAATGCTGGTTCTCGTAGCGACCATATTCCATGCCGAACAGGGCGTTAAGACCCGGTTCAAGCTCTTTCGCTAGTTGTGCGCGAGAAATAGCCATAACTCAGACCCCCTTACACGCCAGTCGTCGAAACAGTGCCACCAGCAATTGCGCCGTTGGCGGAATTGAAGTGGTTGTTCAGACGAACGATGATACCCACACCAGCGCTGCTGAAGTCCGCGTTTTCAGGATCGTCAACGACGCCCATAATACGCATGTTCAGAGTGTTAGTGGTGGCGATTGTGTTCAGGTCAAGTGTCGCGGACGACATGCCTGTGGCTGCAGTGCCAGAAGTGCCGGTAGCAAAGTTCGCGTTCGCGAACACCGCTGCACGGACCTCGGCTTCAGTGTCTGCACCAGCAACGACGTTGGACGTTGCGATGACAAACAGCTGCATCGGGTCGTCGTACACGAACGCCTTAACAGGGTAGTTCGAGTCCGCACCAGAACCCGGCCAGTGGTTTGACCAGACTTTTTCACCGGTAGTCGAGGAAACATATTCGCAGCCAGCAAAAGCTCCAAGCAAACCCACAGTGCCGCCAGCCGCCGCACCGACGATGTCAATGACACCTGCGGCGAGCGGGATCACTGGGGAGCCCTGATAAATTGCATTGGTATTGGCAGCTGCAATACGATACTCGGTCATGCCGGTGCTGTTGACATTCTGACCCACCTTACCGATGGGACGAAGGCCGAATGCGCCATTGATATTGGCCATCCTTCAGCTCCTTAAAGTTATTCGGCGTCTTTTCGAGACCCACCGAATGATACACGACTTCGCCGATCGTTATGAATCGGCATCGAAGGATGTTGCTCCT